CGCAGTCTCATCGGCTGGCATGATCGGCGCAGTGCTGACGCAGGTCGTCCACTTCGCCACTCGACGCAACGCTCAGACCGCCGTCGCAGTCGCCAAGATCAGCAAGTAGTCCATCGTGGCGTTCTGGAATCGTAAGAAGTCAGAAGCCGACCTCGCAAAACTCATCGCAGAAGAGGTCGCAAAGACAATCAACCCTATGACTGCCGCAGGTGGCGCAGTCGTCTCGACGATGCCCGGCTTCCAGTCCGGCTATGCGCAAGGCGGCGGACAGAACCTGCTACAGACTCCCGGCACTCCGGCAATGCCACTACCTCGTCCGGGCGATGCGTTCGGATCGCAACTCGGCCCAGCGATGCCGTACCTGCCAGCACCGCTCGACCCAGTCTTCGACGACTCAGGTCGTGCATTGCCTCGCAAGTATCAGTACGACGTAGCGTGGAACCTCAACCTCGACGAGCGTTCGACGCCGTGGTCAGTCTTGAAAGCCCTCTCGGAACAGTGCGACATCATCCATCGCTGCATCGAGGTTCGAGCCGCTGAGATAGCCGGCAAAGACTTGTCCTTCACGATCAGCGACCAAGCGATCACGAAGATTATGCAAGAGCAAAATGTCGGACACGCTAAGGCGAATCAGATCGCACGTGACACATTTGGCGAAGCACTCGACGACTCAATGGCGTTCTGGGAGAACCCTTACACTCACGGCGACCGGACACTGACCGAATGGCTCATGGAGGCCTGCTACAACCACTTCGTCTTCGACGGCATCGCGGTTTACCCTCGCTATAACCTCGGACAAAAACTCATCGGCTTCGAAATCATCGACACCGCCACGATCAAACTCCTGCTCGACAACCGAGGCGACATTCCGCACCCTCCAGCACCGTTCGCTCAGCAAGTTCTCTGGGGATTCCCACGTGGCGAGTACCAAGCATCGCCAACGAATGACGGCGAGTTCTTCGTCAACGAAGGACAGAACGGCGAATACATCCGCGATCAACTGGCCTACTTCGTCAAGAACCGTCGGACGTGGACGCCTTATGGCTACAGCCCAGTCGAGCAGGCGATTCCGATGGCGAACATTTACCTAGAGCGCCAGATGTGGATGCGTTCGGAGTACGTCGAAGGCACGATGCCGACGACCTTTATGAAGACCGACTCGGACGAACTCGATCACCTGAAACTGTCGCAGCTCGAACGCGTCATCAACGACACGCTGACAGGCCAGACGGCAGAACGTCACCGGATCAAGATGCTTCCGAAGTCCTTCGACCCGGTCTTCGCTCCGACCATCGACGAACGCTACAAGTCGGACTACGACGAATACATCATCAAGCGGATCGCAGCGTGCTTCGGAGTTCAACCGACTCAGTTAGGCGTCATTCCTCGCACCGGACTAGGTGGCCGAGGCCAACAGCAAGGCGAGCAAGACAACGTCGAACTCATGAACAAGAAGCCGACTGAGCAGTTCTTCCTCGACATGATAAACAGCCTGAACCATCGCTTCCGAGGCGTCGATCGCTCAGTGACCGCAGTGTTCGCAGATGAGTCGACCGCCGACAACGAGCAGAAGAAAGCCCAGTCGCTCCAGATCAGCCTTTACTCAGGACAGAAGACCCTCAACGATGTCCGCTCTGAGCAAGGCGAACCGCTCTACGACATGCCAGAGGCAGACGAGCCGTTCATCGTCGCTGGCAGTGCGATCACGTTCCTCAAAGGCCTGCTTGAACAGAACGATGCTGGCGAGACGGTCGGACAGACTGAGGATGCACCGGCTGGCAAAGGTCATCCCGGCGCTGACATCAACACGAACGCTCGACCTCACGACGGCTCAGAGGAAGAGCCACCGGCTCAGAAGCCCCTACCCTCGACGGCACAGGCCAACAACATCGGCGAGGATGAGGCTGCAAAAGCGACCGAGATGAAAGCCTTCCGAGCATACGTAGCCAAGCGCACGAAAGCCGGATCATGGAGCCGAAACTTTGACTTCAAGACCGTGACCCCTGACGTAGCCGAGGTTCTGAACGAACAGGCCCGAGCGAACGTCATCAAAGCGAGCCGCCGCCCTTTAGCCGGAAAGTCCATGAGTTACCGGGAGCCGCACGCTTCGACAAGCTAGTCAAGCACTACGGCCCGAAGATCGCTCAGGCTCTTGCCGCAGGCGTGACCCGTGAACACTTGGTCGCTGCGATCCACGACGCTCAGAACAAAGTGAAGGCGCCGATCCCCGGCGTGAACATCACGTACAACCCAATGCCGGTCTTGGGAGTCTTCCGTTCTATCTACGCTGACGCCTACCTCTCAGGCATCAAGGCCGCAGGCGATAGCAGCGACGGCATCGTCAACATCAACGCTCTCGCAAATATGGCGACAAACATCAACTGGGACGACTGGAAGCCTGGCGATCCAGAAGCAGCGTTGACGATGGCAGACGGCGGACTCAAAGACCTACTCGACGCCGCAGATCAGACCGTCAAGGACGTAACGGACACGACCCTGCTTCGCATGGGGAACGCCATCGCAGACGGTCTCGCTTCTGGTGCATCAGTCGACACCATCGCCTCAGCGTTGCAAGACTTCCTCGACGATCCGTCAAGAGCGGACATGATCGCCACCACAGAGGTCAACCGAGCACAGACGACCGCTCAGGCTGAGCAGTTGGATGCGATGGGCTTCTCCCAGTGGACGTGGCTCGCCTACGACGGCGCCTGCGACGAGTGTGCTGACAACGACGGTCAGGACTTCTCATTCGACGACGACATGCCACCAGCACATCCCTGGTGCCGTTGCTCAATAGTCGGTTCTGGCGAGGCTGCACTGAGCGATGACAACGAAGAAGACTAAGTCACAGCAACCTAGCGCCACGAACTAAGTCGACGAGGCTACGGTTATCTCAGTTTCTCTAGGAGGCCTAACTACTCATGGACAACGTGACCTACGCCTACGTCGGCGACATCGTCAAGACCAACACTGAAGACGGCGACCTCATCGTCTATGGCAAGGCCACCGGCCCTGACATCGACCTCGACGAACAAATCTGCGACCCGAACTGGCTTAGGACTGCGATGCCCGAATGGATGAAGTTCGGCAACCTGCGCGAGATGCACCAGCCGATCGCCGCTGGCGTCGGACTCGACCTCGAAGCCAAAGGCGACGACTGGTTCCTGAAGTCTCAGGTCATCGACGAGAACACAAAGCGCAAGATCGAAGCAGGCGTGCTGAAGGGATACTCGGTCGGCATCAAGAACGCGAAGGTCGTCAAGGATGCCGCAGCGCGCGGCGGACGCATCGTGAGCGGCACCATCGTCGAGGTCTCCTACGTTGACCGTCCTTGCAACCCGACCGCTACCGCCACCATCGCAAAGGCAGTCGGCTCAAACTGGACGGCAGTCGAGACTCAGATCGTCGACGTGGACGCTGACATCACGAAAGACGTGACTCCCGAATATGCAGAACCACAAGCCCAGACCATCGAGGTCGTCGAAAACGTGACTGAGAACTCCGAATGGAAGCCCGAAGACATGTACCAGCCTGCGCCAAACAATGAGCCGGGCGAATACCCTTCCGACCATGCGTGCAGCGTGTGTGATGGACTCGGCAAGTACCCCGAGACCGGCGCTACTTGCGTGAACTGTGACGGCTCAGGCCGAGTTCAAGAGGCTCCGGTCGAAGACTCAGTCGCTCAGAACGACAACGACCAGCAGGCTGCAAAGGATGCAGAGGCCGAGGTGGAGAAGCGTGAGTTCTCACAAGCCGAACGTGATGAGGCCGAGGCAAAGGGACAAGCAATGCCCGGCGGCGGCTTCCCAATCAAGACCGTCCAAGACCTGAAGAACGCCATCCAGTCCATCGGTCGAGCCAAAGACCCAGCGGCTGCAAAGGCCCACATCAAGACCCGCGCCGCTGCACTAGGTCGCGAAGACCTGATTCCGGAGAACTGGAAAGGCGTCGACGCTGACCTCACCAAAGACGGCGCAGTCATGGACGATGGCTCGGAGATGGAGCACGACCCAGCCGACCTCATCGCCGTCCGTTCTGCGATGATCGCTCTTATCAAGGCCGAACTTGACGAGATGCTTGCCGGCAAGTCCGACGAAATCTGCGACGTTTCTGACCTGCTCGTCAGTCTCAAAATCTTCCTCGATTGGTGGGTCGACGAGGCAAGCGAAAATCAGACGACCGCTCCATTTACCTCATGGGACATGGACGACTCAAAGGATGATGACCAAATGGCATACGTTGCTCTCGGCGTTGACGCCGACATAATCAAGGCTGCTGCGTCTGGCGATGAAGCCGACGTGACAGCACTGCGTTCAGAGATAGTCAAGGCTCTGAACCTCGAAGAGACCGTAACCGAGATCGCTAAGGCGGCTCAGCGAGAGGAAGTCGACTTCCTGAAGGCTGAACTGGAGCGAGTCAAGGAAATGGCTGCACCGGGAGGCCCTGCACTGGCCCGGACGCAGGCGCAATCCTCGAAGGCGCTTGACGCAGAGAGGATGCAGTCGGAGGCTCGACACCTTCGTCACATCGCAGGCCCAATCACCGACCCAGAGCTGAAAGCCTCATACATGGCTAAAGCTGCCAAGTTGGACAAATCTGCCGCCGAACTCCTCGGCGCCTAACCCCTAAAGGACTCAATCATGGCTATCGCAGCCCCACGCATTGACGAGATGTTCGGCGGACTTCCTGCCGATCAGCGCGTCGAGCGGTTCGAGGCGTTCAAGTCTGCTCTTGCTGACTGCCACGCCCGCGCCCTCGTTGCCTCGTCTCGCGGCGAAACTCGCTTCGTTGCGAAACAGGGAATCGTCAAGACCGCAAGCGTCGAATCAAAGATCGACGGTCTTCGCTCAGAATTGGTCAACAAGGCCATGTCTCCTGACCAGATCGCTGACGTTGAGAACACGCTCGCTCGTCTCCAAGACATCCAAAAGGACTGGACTCTCACCAACCCTCTTTCGAGCTCGGTTGGCACCTACGGTC